AGGTGCAACAGGACCAGCAGGTGCAACGGGTGCTGCTGGCGTTTCTGTAACAGGTCCTCAAGGTCCAACTGGTGCGCCAGGACCAACTGGTCCACAAGGTATCCAAGGTAACGCTGGTCCAACTGGTGCAACTGGTCCTTCTGGTATTTCTGGTCTTCAAGGACCTACTGGTCCTACTGGACCGTCTGGACAAGTAATCACTATTCGTGGTGAGTATCCAACACTTAATGATTTACAAACAGCACATCCGACTGGTAATCCAGGCGATGCTTATCTTCTTGCTAATGGCAACTTAATTATTTGGAACCCTACGTTAAACGGACCATCCACTGGTGGTTGGCAAAACGTAGGTAATCTAGAAGGACCAACTGGTCCTGCTGGAACAACAGGTCCTACTGGTCCACGCGGACAGCAAGGTGTACAAGGTCCTGTTGGTAACACTGGTACAACAGGTGATACTGGTCCTACTGGTCCGCAAGGACCAACAGGTCCACAAGGTGCACGTGGTGAGACTGGTCCTATCGGTCCTACTGGTGTTGCTGGTCTTGTTGGACCAACAGGTGCTACTGGTGCACAAGGTCTTTCTATTACTGGCCCTACTGGTCCTCAAGGTAAATCGCTTACACTTCTAGGAAGTTTTGCTGACCTACAAGCTCTTAATTTAGCGCACCCAGATGTAACTCTTATTCAAGGTGATACCGCCTTTATTGGTACAACATTCCATTTCTGGAGACCTGGAACTGGGTGGGTTGCTACTTCCAATTTGATTGGACCTACAGGTCCTACAGGTGCCGTTGGTCCTACAGGTGCCGCATCAAACGTAACTGGCCCTACTGGTTTAACTGGAGCTACTGGTGCACAGGGTCCTATTGGTCCAACAGGTGCACAGGGTTCTCAAGGTCCTACTGGTCCAACTGGAGCAGCATCAACGGTTCCTGGTCCTACTGGCCCTACTGGAACTACGCGTCCTGTAACAAGTGTTGCTTATACAGACCAAGGTGTTTGGAGCTCACTAGCAACATATGCTTTAAACAATGGAGTTACTTATAACTCTGAAGTTTGGGTATTAACTAACACCTCACAATTTACTGTTGGTACTGCACCTAATACTGATGGAAGCGGTTGGGCACTTTATGTAAAAGGTGACCGTGGTGCAACTGGTCCTCAAGGTTCTGCAGGTTTTCCAGGTGCTATTGGTCCTACTGGAGCACAAGGCCCGCAAGGTATTCAAGGCCCTACTGGTCCACAAGGAGCTGCTGGTACTCCAGGTTCTGTTGGTACTGCAGGTGCTACAGGACCTACTGGTCCTCAAGGTGCTGGAATTTTTATTCTTGGTTCCTACAACTCACTAAGTGATTTACAAACAGCGCATCCAATTGGTGCAACTGGCGACGGTTATCTTGTTAATGGTGTTCTATTTGTATGGGCTGGTTCTAACTGGGCAAGTGCTGGTGCAATTCAAGGACCAACAGGTGCTCAAGGTATTCAAGGTATTCAAGGTGTCACTGGTCCTCAAGGAGATACTGGTCCACAAGGACCTCAAGGTATTCAAGGAATTCAAGGACCAATTGGTCCTACTGGTTTAACTGGTGCGACTGGTGCGCAAGGAACTCAAGGTCTTCAAGGTCTTCAAGGTGTAACAGGTCCTACAGGTCCGCAAGGTCCTCAAGGTGTTACTGGTCCAACAGGTATTCAGGGACGCGGTCTTGCAATTCTTGGTTCGTTTGATACGTTCCAACAATTAACTGCAACCATAACCAATCCTGCAACTGGTGACGGTTATTTAATTCAAGGTCAGTTATATATTTGGCAAGGCACTGCGTGGATTAACGCAGGCTTTGTTCAAGGACCAACAGGTCCTACTGGACAAACAGGTATTCAAGGTCCTACAGGTGCAACTGGTGCGGCTTCAACTGTTCCAGGTCCTACTGGTGCTACAGGTCCAACTCCATTTACTGTTATTGGAACTTGGCAAAACGGTCTTTCTTATTTACCTGGTCAAGCAGTTTTCTACGACACACCTACATTAAAGGGAACGTACCTACGCAGAAATAATGCTTCTACTGCTGGTATTACTCCTTTAGAAGACCCAGCTGGTTGGCAAGTAATTGTTGCTGCAACTATTGGACCAACTGGAGCTACAGGTCCACAAGGTTTAACTGGTCTACAAGGACCTACAGGTGAGGTTGGACCTCAAGGTGTAACGGGACCAACAGGAAGTCAGGGTTTACTAGGTCCAACAGGCCCTACAGGCACTACACTACTTAATGTAGATGGTGGCGGCCCTGCAACAAATTATGGCGGAGTTATAACCATCAACGGAGGAGACGTGAGCGGTAACTAATGGCAATTAAATTACAATTACGTCGTGGTACGGCGTCAGAATGGTCAACAACTAACCCTCTTCTTTCCGAAGGTGAACTAGGTCTTGAGCTTGACACTGGAAAGTTTAAAGTTGGTAATGGAACTCAAAACTGGAATGCGTTAGTATATGCATCTGGTATTCAAGGACCTACAGGACCACAAGGACCAGCAGGCGCAAACGGCGTTGCAGGTGCTAACGGTTCTGCGGGACCACAAGGACCAACAGGCTTGCGTGGACCAACAGGTGCACAAGGCCCAGCTGGAGACGGTGGAGTTGGTCAACTACTTGCTATGGATGCGCAGTTAGAACTTGGAATATTCTTTCCGCGTTATTCACAGACACGTACTACTACTGTTGTACAAACCGTTATTCCACCGATTACGCTTATCTAGGAAGGTAACAATTAATGGCACGTAATATTGCGCCCGAGGATTATGTATTTAATCCAACGACAAAGACAATTACTATTGAGCGCTACATCAAGAAAATTCACATCTTCCTTATTGTTAACGCAACAACTAATCAGATTCTTTTTAACTTTTCTGACCCAGATAAAAAAGCATCAGTTAGTTACTTATATCCTGATGTAAGCGTATCTAATCCTTTTGGAACTACAGACTATAAAACTGTAATTCAGTTAGACGCTGCTGTTAGTACAGCGGGCATGACCGCTAATGATACACTTCAAATTGTTGTTGATGATGAACATCAAAAAATCACATTTGACGATACCTTTATTGACGGCGCACAAAAACTTCGTACATCTACCCCACAGTCACTTATGGATACTGACTTTGAGTACTCAGTACAGCCATCTAAGTGGGAAGCTTTATTCTTACACAACAACTACCCTTCCTTCTTTGCAAAAGGAACTGGCGGTAACTCTTTAGACATCGTTTCTATGGTAGGTGACGGTGTACGCCCTCGTTCTAGAATTACAGTTACAACTCTTCTTCCTCACGGTTTAGTACCAGGTCAAGTAGTATCTGTTCAAGAAACACTTAACTATCTTGCAGAGGGTACTTCCCTTGTTACGGCAGCTCCAACACCAGAAACATTTACATACACAGCTCGTGGTGTTGTTTCTGGAGATATTCTTTCTGGAACTCTTACTAGCGTCTACGGTGGAGACATCTTTGATGGTGCTCATATCCCTGGCGGTAACTTCCCAATTGGTGGAGTTTCTACATTAAATACTTTCCGCGCCACAACAGATGGTGCTTCACCTATTTCAAAGGTAACTGTAACATTTGATAACCCACACGGCGTTTATCCAGGAGCACTTATTGTTGTATCTGGAACCAATAGCTTTGATGGTAACTGGTCGGTTTCTGATGTTCCAACAACACGTACATTGTCTTTCCAATTAGACCGTCAACAATCTGCAATCTCTGTTCCTAGCACTGCTATTATTTTGACAAAGGGTGATGGATATATTGTTCACCGCCCATTTGATGGTGGTGTTTCTTTGACTACTGGTACCAATACAATGGGTAACCAAGTTATCCGTCAAACCCGCCGTTACTTCCGTTACCAGTCAGGTAAAGGTCTACAGTTCTCTACTGGTGGTCAACTAACACCAGTATTCGATGTAGAGCAAATGTATCTAAATGGCGGAGCAGTTGGTCCAGCAATTGTTACAGTAAAGACTGTTCAAGACCACGGACTTCAGGCTGGCGTAGGCATTCAAGTTGAAGGCGTTTTAACACGTGGAGCATACAACCCATTTAACGGCGAGAACTTTGTAGTATCAAAAATCGTAGATGTTAACACCTTTGAGTTTCCAGTAACCTTAACTCAAGTTGTTCCAGTAGTTGACCAAAACCCAGCGGGTGTTAACGTATACGTACACGCTCGTACTTGGTATGGCGCTGTTACTCGTGCTGGTATGTTCGATGACCAAAACGGTTTTTACTTTGAATATGACGGTCAAAAGTGCTACGTTGCACGACGTCACTCAGAAAAAGAAGGTATTGGTAGAGTAAACGTTACTCAAAACTCTTCCTTCGTAGAGGGATTATCTACTCAGTTCCGTAAACAACTTGTAGTTGGTCAGTCTATTGTTATTAAGGGCGCGGTTTATAAAGTTGTTCAGATTAACTCTGCAACATCTTTAAATATTGCCCCTGCTTACAAGGGAACAACTGGTCGTCGTACTCGCTTTATGATTGTACAAACTGAAAGAATTCCACAAGAAGAGTGGAACATTGACCGCTTTGACGGCACAGGTCCTTCTGGTTACAAGTTAGATATGGGCCGTATGCAGATGTTGTATATCGACTATACCTGGTACGGTGCAGGAACCATTCGTTGGGGAATGCGTGGCGTAAACGGAAAAGTGGTTTGGTGCCACAGACTTCCAATGAACAACGTAAATAACGCTGCTTATCAGCGTTCAGGTAACTTGCCTGCTCGTTACGAAGTCTCTAACGACCCTTCATACTTCTCAAAGATGTTAGCTGGTGGAGCTGCTGGCACTATTGGTACGCAGCTTGGACCAGATGACAATGTTATTTGGGTTGAAAATACAAAGGATTGGCCACCAGCTGGTTATATTTATGTACGAGATGATGTCAACTGCGAAATTATGCGTTACACATCTGTAGGTGCTTATGACCCAGTAAAGAAGTGCGCACCTATTTATCTTGCAGAACGTCGTGCATCCATTACTCAAATCTATCCAGATATTCCATTTACTTTTTCTGGAACAAAGGCTCGAGTAACATTTACTCCAGACTCTTCTTACACAGGTCTTGGTGGTAATGCTCAAGTTGCAGTTCAGTCAATTACTCAAAACTGTGCTCCTATTATCAGCCACTGGGGTTCCTCAGTTATTATGGATGGTCAGTTTGATGATGACGTAAGCTTCATCTTTACTGGTGGTATGACCAAGCTTCTTAACGTAGCAGCAGGTGTTACCCGCCCACTTATTGCAGTGCGTCTAGCTCCAACTGTAGATAACGCAATTGCTCGTAACTATGGTATCCGAGAATTAACAAACCGCATGCAGTTGAAGATGAACTCTATCGGAGTTACTACTAACGGACAATTCCGTATTGATGGAATTCTAAACCCAGCAAGAATTGAGTACACTCTTTGGAGTGGTGCGCAACTAACAACCACGCGTTCAAGCGTTACTGGTTCAGCTCTTGTTCCAACCATTTTTGTTAATGACGCTGCTGGTACAAACGGTTTAGTCCCTGGTATGCGTGTCAGCGGAACGGGTATTGGCGTAGGTGCAACTATTGCCTCTGTAGCTGCTAACCGAATTACCCTATCTGTAGCTAACACAGGTACAGTTTCTGGAACTATTACATTTGTTCCAAGAGCTGGATATGTTGGACTACCTGATGACTGGACTCGTGACCAGGTTGGTTCTGGTTCTCTTGCTCAGATTATCTACTTTGATAACTCTGGTCCAGGAGCTGGTGGTGTTCAAGCAGCCTCTGGTCTTGTTACAGGCGGAGACTCCGTGGCCTCTTTCTACTCAGAAAACGGCGGTGGTGCCTCTAACTACAACGTTTCTAACTACGACCTAACTAAAATTCGAGACCTCGGTAACTCGATTCTCAGCGGAAACGGCAACGTTTCTAGCCCATCTTTCCCTAATGGGCCAGATATCCTTGTCTTGACCGCAACCAATATCGGTACCGCTGCTTCGAATATCTCGGCTCGTATCTCATGGACAGAGGCTCAGGCATAAAGTCTATGGTTTACAATGGCAAGACATTTAAAAATGCTACACTTTTAATAACCTCGGAAGGTAGGTAAATAACACATGCCCGATTACTCATCGCTGTCTACGCAGATTACTGCGGTTAAGACAGAGATTACAGATAGTCTTGCGGCGAGCACATATACCGCACAGGACCTTGTGTTCGTAGCCAAGGCACTAGAAACCCTTGGCGCCTTGCTTGGGGTTAACGACATTGTTGCAGCAACCGCAGACCGCGTCACTGCAATCACAACCGCTGGTACGACCCAGGTAACCGCTGTTAACACAGCTGGTACTACCCAAGTTGCTGCGGTAAACACTGCAGGAAACACAAAGTTAGCAGCAATTCAAAATGAAGCTGCTGACTTAACCATTCTCAACTACATAGGAGTACTAGCATAATGCCAACTACAGTAACCCGCTTTAAATCAGGTACTGCTGGAACTACCGACGGCTCTGCCTACGCTGTTCCTTCTAGTAACACTGCAATTATCACAAATGTGATTTTGTCTAATAAGACTGGCGCAACACGCACCGTCACCATCACAATGGGTGGCTTGTCGTTTTGCACAGGTCTTCAAGTTCCACCAAATGGAACAGTAAATTTCGACGCTCGCACAGTATTGAACGCAGCGGAAACCATTACTGTCATCGCAGACGTAGCTGCTGCTGTTGACTACATGATTTCTGGCGTTTTAATTTCTTAACAACCAGGTAAAGGACAGGTATATAAATGGCTATTAGTTCAAGCAAAGAATTTATCGTATTTCCTAACGATAATTCTGGTCGCGTTTACATTAAAGAGCAGGCCTTTACAGCCAGTGGTACCTGGACAGTTCCTGCTGGTGTA